GAAATGGGTCAGAGTCAACCGATTGATGATACCTTTGTAACTCCTGACTATCCTTATTGGGGTCTTGCCTATGTGCTTACACCAAAAGCAGCGAAGATTCTTCTTGATGGAGATATTAAGCAGAATATGATACCAGTTGATGAATACTTGCCAAAGATGGTTCGTCAATTTCAAACACTTGCTTATAAGGTCAACGTAGTCGAACAGAGAAACCGATCTGATTCTAAAAGTGATATTACAACTGGAAGTCGGTATGATGCGATGATTGACTTTCATGCTCATGCTTTGACGATGGGTACAGAGGAGAGTCGATGTCTTAAACTTTACAGTAGTGCTGCATGTCATGGATTTGAGTTTGTTAACTTAGGTAAGGGTAAAAAGTGGATTGGTGGAGATATGCTCAATGGGTGTCTTGGCGGTGGGCAGAAACTCAGAGCATTGAAGAAGTATATCAAGAATTTACCAGATCGGGACGTTGTTTTCTTTTGTGATGCCTATGATGTATTTCTTACGGACAGTTTGAATGAGATCATCTATCGGTATCTTGAAATTGGACATGATGTAATTTGTGGAGCAGAGAAGATCTGTTGGCCAGATGATAGATTGGCACAGAAGACAGAAGAACTTAATGCGAAGTACTTTCCTGATATGAAGACTGACTATCAGTATCTCAACTCAGGAACGATAATAGGTCGGGTCGAAGTTCTTAAAAAGATATTATCTAAACTTCCAAAGAATGATGAGTCAGACCAGTTATGGATGCAGAAGATATTTCTAAGTGAGAAGTTTGACATCGTATTGGATCAGGAATGTTATCTGTTTCAGACTCATGAACCCGAAGTCCATAAGGAGGGAGACCAATTAGTCAATCCGATTACGAAGTGTTATACATGCTTATATCATGGTAACGGAGGACAGGAACAGAAAAAACTCTTTCATAAAAAGTTTAAAGAGTTCTATGGTACATCAAGTCCGATCATATACACCCCGACCAAAAGATACGAAAAACTTTCAGATGAAATAATCCTTATAGATTATCTTACACCTTATATGTGTGACTCACTAATCGAGTTGAGCGAGCGTCACGGAGGTTATAAGAACTTAGATGGCGATGATGTACCTGCACATGAAATGCGATTAAAGGAATTACAGTTATGGGATGTGACCGCACAGTACTGGGAGAATCATATAAAGCAAATTGTGTCAGAGTACTGGGAGTGTTGTAGTTTACATGGATTGAGAGATGCATTTATAATTAAGTACACCATGAACGGACAGAAGACGCTGAGATTGCACAGTGATATAAGTCTGGTAAGTGGAAGTGTCAAGTTAAACGATGAGTATGAAGGTGGAGAGTTGTACTTTCCGAGACAGAACTTCTCTAATAAAGATGTACCTGTCGGAAAATGTATATTGTTTCCAAGTCAGGTCACACATCCCCATACATCCACAGAATTACTCTCAGGAACGAAGTGGAGTTTGACCATGTGGACTAACAACACAGTTAACACATAAGAGTGAAAATGTAGGGTATAATCTGTATGGAATATGCGAAGGGGCGACTACTGAAGAACTGAGTGCTTTTTGTATAGTACTGATACAGAAATAGGTTAAAAATACGTTTTAAATATGTTTATAAATATAAAACTGTCTTTTATTTGTCTTTGATAATCTGTATGGAATCTGTATGTATTGAGGGTAGAATGAGTATAGATTAATGGTCTCATAAATGGTCAGATTTCTTGTGTACTTAGCGAGCGTAGCATAAGGATCGCTCCTTGTCAACATATCAGGATTCGCAGATTTTTCAGGGAGGGGTTGACAGAATATCATAAAAGCATTATAATTAAAGGAACTCGACTAGGTTTGGAGTCCTATTATGCACAAGATGTGGGAAACCTTCTGCATAAGAATCTAGTCGAGAGGTGAGGGACATCTTTACATAATGTAACAGAAGTCTCGACGAGAACATATATACTATTATGCAAACTCGTCGATACATCTCGTCGAGTATCATGCACATACACACATCTCGACTAAACACATGTACGACTACGAGTATCCATATGACATCGAGTACTCATCATATGATGATCTCGACGAGACATATACGTACACATATGATCTAGATGACGATCATCCACGAGATACACATACGTGGCAAGAAATCGCATATATGCACTTTGCGTGAGCATGTTGCAGTGTGATACAGACATCGTGAGGTAATACGATGTTGTTTTATACTATCTACAGATATTAACAGAAAGAAAAAGATATTACAAGAGGCAGTGTGGCAGCCTGATAATTGACACATATAATATTACAGAAGGTTACTCATATTAATTCATCGCAGGGGCGGTGGCGAAGATTTTATAGAGCGTACCTTCGCTCTTCATACTTCTATTATAATTGATCCATATCGGAAATCCAGCTGGCGTGTGCCAGTTTTTTTAGTGTCCACTAGTCGTTGTATTTGACAGCGGGATGGACTATAGTAAGAATGTACAAAGGTTATTCCCAAATCTTATGACTACAAAATTTGTAAAAGAACTCTACAACGAAGACTTAGTTTATTCTTCAGTCGTCTTCGGCATGGGTTTCTGGATAGACGACCAAGGTTTATTCATCTCAGCACCAGAATTCAAAGACGGGTCGCTCGATATCGACAATGCGATACCCGTGAGTGATTGGGAGTCGTTTGATGAATTGACCCCGCATCATCTCTCACACTTGATGAACGTTAACCAAATGTGTATACTCAAGAGAGATTCACAACAGATTGACTATTACGCAGGAGTTTTTCAAAATGCCTAAAGGAATTAACATCGAGTTAACACAAACTCAATACGACTACATGTATGAAGTGCTAATGGAAGCATACGCAAACGATGTAGCAGAGCAGAAAGATTGGGACGTGCAAACGTTTGACAATCTCATCGATAACATCTGTAATGGTAAATCTACCATTCTTTCAAATGATGTTAAAGGCATTATGCCAGTTAATTAAGTGTCACATTCAACCCCCATTCGTAAGAGTGGCGGCTTATAATTAGTACATAAGCAAATTTCATTCCCAAGAATTATGCCAAACTGGTGCAAAAACAGAGTTGACTTCTACTCAGAAAACAAAGAGGATCTAAAGAAAATCCTAGACATCTTTTCAAATAAAGAATCCGTATTTGGTCAAATCATACCAGAACCAGATTGGAAAACAACACCAAACAAAGATGGCGAATTGCCAGTTGACAGAGAGTCACCATACCCACCACACTTTCCCGAATCAGGTATAACTGACGACAGATGGTATAACTGGCGAAATGCAAACTGGGATACGAAGTGGGACGTTTCACAATCCGTAGAAATTGAGGAGGAAAGATACAAAGATGAGCTGGAATCTTTCACAGCAGAATTTGATACCGCATGGTCACCACCCGAAGCAATCTGTCATGCCTTAAGGGAAATTTTCCCAGACGTGTCAATCTCATGGTTCTATGATGAACCAGGAATGCAATTCGCAGGTTATCTATAGGACAGTTTACAAACTGGCACACTACAACCCCATTCGTTATGATTGGGGTTTATAATTAGAATATACACAAAGGATTCCCACCAATGTCAACATTACAGCACGAAGAAATTCTCTGGTCAATCTATTACGAAGTCATGGCAGAATTTCCATACATGACCGAAGATCAGCATATTGAGATCGCAAACAAAAGATTTGAGGACTCATGCCAATGAACATGGACTATGATGAAATCTTAAAATGTTACGAAGGAGTTGACGATGAACATGCATCAACTTCATTCCAATTCGGAATAATGAACGACCTTTACTATCAACTTTTTTACAATTATGACAGGGATTGAACTTTTTATACTCATTGGCGGTTGCTATGCGATCTATACAGTAGGCATGGCAATTTCAGCTCATTTGGATTATAGAGAATCCATGCTCAAATATAAGGATGAGTATGACAGTTAATAAAGTGGCACACAGTGGGTTCATTTTGATCTCATTGTTGTTTATAATAAGTACATAACAAAGGTTTCCCACTTATGTACACCACAAAAGAATTTGACAAAGACGTAGCAGAGTTGAGAAAACTCATCAAAATGTGCGATGAACTGATTCAAAAACAGGACAGAAACACAGAGCATTTAATCAACCAATTCAACGGAGACAAGTAACATGCAAAATTTCAAACAGTTTTTAGATTACGTGATGTCATTCTATGGTGACGCAGATGCACTCTATCCAATCGACAATCTAACCAGAGAAGAAGTCGCATTAGCAACGTTGAATTATCTGGATCTGGTTGCATCCAGTAATGGAACAATCAACTGGGGCGATGGTGACTCTCTGGATCGTGAAAGAGTCAGAGACTTTATTATTAACACAAGAGCGACCAAACCGCAGCTGCCAGTGTTCACTTAAACAACTGGCACACACCCACTGCACACCGTTTACTTATCGGTTATAATAAGTACATAAGCAATTCACCCACTCTTCCCAACATGCGTAAAATTGAAATGATGATGAACTCAGCAATCAGATACAGAAAGAACTTCTCATCTGGTAACACTACGGTTCGTGCTTTCAGAGAATCAGTTGAAGTTTACCTACACGGAAACAACATTGCTTCACTTGATACAGCAACCCATGAACTCACTCTTAAAGATGGCGGGTGGCAGTCAAACACCACAAAAAGCAGACTTAATGCACTCTTAGATGAGTTCGTTCCAAGCATGCGTATTTTTCAAAATGACTGGACATGGTTTATCTCTGACAGTTTAGATGGTTCAAAACAACTTTTCACATCAGGTATGACAGTTTAATTACTGTCACACCCGTCACCCCATTCGTGATGAGTGGGGTTTATAATAAGTACATACGAAACAATTTCCCAAACATGACAAAAACTCAAAGAATAATGAACAGAATCGTTCAGGTTGACAACTTCCAGAATATGGCATGCTGCTGTGCGGACTGGGCAGAGTTCGTGATTGAGTTGGCAGAGTGGGGAGTTGATGGGTGTGCGAAGGTAGATTTTGATGATCCAGAGTTAGACATTCCTACACTGAATAGGTTTATCAAAGCAGAAAACGGATATGTCAGGGAGGTTGCGTAAATGTTAAACAAACACATTGAACACCCAGAGGACACAATCCTTACAGGTGATCTATCCGTATTAAATGCGTTCACCGCAGATAATCATTATTCAGTTAAGATTGACGGATCACCCGCAATCGTTTGGGGAACTCACCCAGAGAATGGAAAGTTCTTTGTAGGCACGAAGTCCGTGTTTAATAAGATAACCCCAAAGGTTAACTACACAGTAAAGGACATTGAAAACAATCACCCAGACTTTGAGTTACAATCAATTCTTATTCGTTGCTTACACAGTCTACCACAGACAGACCGAATTTTTCAAGGTGATTTCATCGGGTTCGGTGGTTACCGTGATTATAAACCGAATGCGATTAGTTACACATTGTCCGAAGTTCAAAACACTGCAGTCGTAGTTGCTCCGCATACAGAATACACGGGCGACAGTATGCGTACTCTCACTGCATCACCCTTGAAGGATAAGTTGGGATCGGGTTTTATTCAACCGAATGCGTGGATCAGTGAGCATGGTGCAGTTATGAATATTGAAATGATGATTGGGTTCGCTCGTCAGATGGCAACACTGGTTGACTTCGCCACCCCAAAGGAAGCGGAGTTATTAAAGAAGGATCTAAATGCATACATTCGTGACGGTGACGAAGTGGTAGCAGAGGAGTTCGCCAATTATCAGTTGGTGCGGTTGTGGTGCTTGGTTGAGAACATCAAAACCGAATATATGAAGTTAATGCGGGATGACTTTAACTGCGAATGCTTCTTAGGTAATGAATACGTAGACGGTGAGGGATACGTCATGCACAGTGAGCGTGGTACTTATAAGTTGGTGAACCGTTGGGTGTTCAGTCATTATAACTTTAATATCGTTCGTTCGTGATACAGCAGTTATATGGGGGTTGATGCCCCCGTATATAAAAACCGATAGAGTCCCTAAGCTATAAACGACCCAATTCGACCTTTTGATATCAAGATCTATAAATTTTTTTTTCGCTATATAAAATCAAGTCAAAGGTTCACTGAATGAAAAAAAACTTCGAAAATATTTTTTCGACTATAGAGATCGATCCAGTTACAGACAGGTATCATATTACAATTCCAGAGGAAATCATGAATGAGTTTGACTGGTACGAGGATCTTGTGTTAAAATGGAATGTAGACAGTGGAGACATTCTTATCAAGGAGGCAGATGACTGAAGTTCAAACAAAATCATATCACATTTATTTGAATGAAAAATGTTTGTTTAAAAATTTGAATCAAGAAGAGTTTAATATTATATGGAATCGCTTATATACATCTTATTGGAGTGATGAGGTATCATACTCAGAAATTACAGATAACCCGATAGAGTGTCACGAAGAATCCTCTTATTGACATTCTCTATATAATATTGTATGATATGAATGTAATTACAAAACATTATGGCTAAAGGATTTACAGTAAAAGCAAAAACTCCTGCAAAGAAGAAAGAGAAAGAATGGGATTATGATAAAGCAAAAGAAATACTCAAAGGTAAGTCGGTAGTATTCTGTTTACCTGGTCGAGGAGTTTCATATACCTATCTCAAGTCATTTGTACAATTGTGCTTTGATTTAGTACAGTGTGGAGCAAGTATACAGATATCACAAGATTATTCATCAATGGTTAACTTCGCCCGATGTAAATGTCTTGGAGCAAATGTATTAAGAGGTCCTGATCAAATACCATGGGATGGTAAGTTAAACTATGATTACCAATTATGGATCGACTCTGACATCGTATTCAATTCAGAGAAGTTCCTTCAGTTAGTATTAATGGATAAAGATATCGCAGGTGGATGGTATTGTACCGAAGATGGTAAGACTACATCTGTTGCTCATTGGTTAGATGAGGATGACTTTCGTAGTAATGGTGGTGTGATGAATCACGAAACTCTCGAAAGTATATCCAAGCGTAAGAAACCATTTACAGTTGACTATACAGGTTTCGGTTGGCTCCTTATCAAGAAGGGTGTATTTGAACATGAAGATATAAAGTATCCTTGGTTCGCTCCGAAGATGCAAGTCTTTGAATCTGGTGAAGTACAGGACATGTGTGGAGAAGATGTATCATTCTGTCTTGATGCAAAAGAAGCAGGTTTTGAAATCTGGTGCGACCCACGTATAAGAGTTGGACATGAAAAGACAAGAGTTATATAGAATACGTGTCGGAACTCGTATTCTTCATGACCGAATCACAGAAGAAGAGTATCTGGACAAAATGCAAACGATTGCCGAAGACTTCTATGAAGGCGATCTACCAAACGGAACTACAATTACTACAGAAATTATCAACGATTAATTATGGCAATGAGATCTTTAGGGTTTACAAGCGGAGGAGTTGACTCGACTCCGAAAAAAACTCGTCAAGGAAGAGGAAAACATACAAAATATTCCGCAACTTCGCGTAACTCGGCTCGTAAAAGGTACCGAGGTCAAGGAAAATGAACTGTTGGCACTGTGGTACTGAATTAATCTGGGGTGCTGATCATGACATGGAGGATGTAAATGATGGAGAAGAGTCCGAATATGACTTTTACTCCAATTTTACATGTCCAAAATGTCAATCTTATGTTGAAGTCTATCATCACAAATAATGTCTACTCTAATTGCGAATCTACCCTCCTATGATGTATGGGTAAGAAAAGAATATTTAACTGACCATAAGAGTGGTCATGGTGAATTTGTTAAAGGTGTATGGGTATCTGCCAAAAGTATACCTGGTCGTGCCTTTTATTTTGAGACTTATTTACCAGAATACGCTGCGATGTTCGATAAGTTGCCAATTTCTGCGTTTACAACCGATCCAGAGACACCAACACCCGATATGACTCTTCATAATCTGCAGTTTTGGAACTGTATGGACTATGGAGTCGTTGCTGTACAGAAACAATTCATTGGAAGTATGCATTTTGAGGTCATGACAAGGGACTATGGCACTCAAACTGGCACTTATATCTGCACTTTGGACAATTATCATGAAAGTGTAGACTCAATTGACTACTCAACAAGTGAACAACCCGCTGAACATAAGTCTCATAACCTTCTTGAACTCGATAATGGTCAATTTTGCCTCTATCCAAACAACAGAATGAGGATTTATGACAACAGCATCACTCCAGAAGTAGCAAAAGTACCTGATTTTAAAGTTTCGACTGTTTATTACCAAGTTGAGAACGGTCATGACCGTGATGGACTCGGATCTGAAGAGAATTATTTTTGGAAAACAGCAAAAGAAAGGCAAGATAACCCAGAAATCGCCAATTAAGGCGATTTTTTTATGATTTTAAGTATAAATAAAGAATTATCACTGCAGGTATAAATAAACCTAGCAAACTGTTTACCCATTTGAATGAAAACTAGGATATCTAGGTCATTTAAGGATATTAGCTTATCATTTAAACCACATCCTGTTACAGGAGACCTCACAATTATCACTAATGCGAATGCAATTAAGAGATCTGTAAGGAATTTAGTGGAAACAATTCCCAGAGAACGATTTTTTAATCCAAATTTAGGTAGTGAGGTAAGAAACACCTTATTTGAGTTTTGTGATTTTGGTACTGCATCTGTAATTCAACGACAAATCATTATAACTATCGAAAATTTCGAACCTCGAATCGATAATTTGGACGTTGAAGTGAATCCACGACCAGATCAGAACGAATTTGAGGTAACTGTCTTCTTTGATATCATTGGACAGCAGTTTCCGACACAAGAATTTCAATTCATATTAGAAGCCACACGATAATATGCCATTTACTAAATTTTCAAACTTAGATTTTGATCAAATCAAGACATCAATTAAAGATTACCTTCGTACAAACTCAGATTTTGACGCTTTTGACTTTGAGGGGTCTAACTTTTCAGTTTTAATTGATACTTTAGCATATAATACGTATATTACTGCGTTTAACTCAAATATGGTTGTCAATGAGTCTTTTCTTGACTCAGCAACAGTCAGAGAAAACGTAGTTTCATTAGCAAGAAACATAGGATACGTTCCTAGATCTCGAACTGCAGCACAAGCGACCATATCTTTTAATATTACAAATACAGAGGATGTAAATATTGATTCAGCACCTTCTACAGTGACTTTGAAGGCGGGTTTAATTTGTATTGCTTCAAATAGTAGCATTACATACACTTTTTCAATTCCAGAAGATATTACAACTACAACAACTTTAGGTCAGGTAGGTACTAACTCGCAGGGAAATACAATTGCAGGTGGATATTCTGCATTTTTTGATTCAATCAAAGTTTTACAGGGAACATTTGTAAAAAAATCATTTACTGTTGATGGATCACTCGATCAAAGATTTATTTTAGACAATCCTTTCATAGATGCCTCTACAATTGTGGTATATGTGAAAGGTTCAAGTAGTAAAGGTAAAGGAACACTATACACAAAAGTTGATAATATTTTAAATATAGATTCTACATCATCTACATTTCTAATTCAGGAAGTTCAGGATGAAAAATACGAACTTTTATTTGGAGATGGTATTTTTGGTCGAAAACTTGAAAATGAATCTGTAATAGATGTTAGTTACATTGTTACTGACGGAAAAGATGGAAATGGACCTTCATCATTTACATTTGCAGGAACTTTAGAAACTGCTCCTAATTCCACTGTCAATTTATCATCCTCACCAATAATAAATGTCGCTTCTAGTGCCTCTAATGGAGGTGATATTGAATCAACTGACTCAATTAAATACTTTGCCCCTCGACTCTATTCATCACAGTACAGGGCGGTTACAGCAAGGGATTACGAAGCAATAATACAGCAAATTTATCCAAACACTGAAAGTGTTTCTGTTGTTGGAGGAGAGGAAATTGATCCACCACAATTTGGAACTGTGTTTATCACAATAAAACCACAAAATGGTGATTTTGTATCTGATTTTGACAAAACTCAAATACTATCAAATTTAAAAAATTATACCCTAACAGGAATTACTCAAAAGATAGTTGATTTGAAAGTTCTTCATATTGAAATAGAATCATTCATATACTATGACTCAGCAAAAGTTGTAAATGTTGAAGAATTAAAAACCAATGTAATAAATGGTCTGACAACTTATTCAAATTCCACAGAAATTAATAAATTTGGTGGTAGATTTAAGTATAGTAAAGTTCTAAGTGTTATTGATAACATTGAAAATTCTATTACATCTAATATCACAAGAGTTCGAATTCGAAGAAATTTAAATGCTTTAATTAATCAATTTGTACAATATGAACTTTGTTTTGGTAATCAGTTTAATGTTAAGTCTGAAGGATTAAATATTAAAAGCACAGGATTTAAAATTGCTGGAGAAACTTCAACTGTATTCTTAACAGATACTCCAAATGCCGATAAACTCACTGGTGTAATTTCAATTGTGAAGAAAGATGTTGTTAATAGTGAAAAAATTATTATTGTTGAAAATGCAGGAAATGTAGATTACATTAAAGGTGAGATAAATTTAACTACTGTTAATATTACATCAACTGAAAAACCAAACAATGTAATCGAAGTTCAAGCTTTCCCAGAATCTAATGATATTATAGGTCTTCAGGATTTATACTTGAAATTTAACATCGAAGATAGTCTCATAAATATGGTAAAGGATACAATTTCGTCAGGAGATCAAATATCAGGTGTTGGATACAAAGTTACATCAAGTTATACCAATGGTAAATTAGTAAGAGGATAATATGATAGGTACTGGTATTGATACAAGAATAAAAGTTCAACAAATTATTGACAATCAACTTCCAGAGTTTATATTGTCTGAAAATCCTGAAGCGGTAAAATTTTTAAAACAATATTACATTTCTCAGGAATATACTGGAGGTCCGATTGATTTAGTTGATAATTTAGATCAATATTTAAAGTTAGATAACTTAACTTCAGATGTTATTAAAGGAGAAACAACTCTTGCGGTTGGTATTGGAACTACATCTAAAACCATAACAGTCACTTCTTCAAATTCAATTAAGGATTCATTTCCAAGTGAATATGGATTGTTAAAAATTGGAAGTGAGATTATAACATATACAGGAATAGCAGGTACAAATACTTTTACTGAGTGTAAGCGTGGTTTTAGTGGAATTACATCTTTTAGAGATTCTAATAATCCATCTGAAATTGTTTTCTCATCTTCATCTGCAGAATCTCATATTGAAGGAGTAAAAGTTGAAAATTTAAGCACTTTGTTTTTAAAAGAGTTTTATAAAAAACTTAAGACTACATTTACACCTGGATTAGAGAATTCTGATTTTGTATCAAATTTAGACGTAAACAATTTTGTAAAGGAAGCAAGAACATTTTATGAATCTAAAGGAACAGAGGAGTCCTTTAGAATTTTATTCAATGTTTTATTTGGAGTAACACCAAAAGTAATTGATCTTGAAAATTATCTAGTTAAACCATCATCAGCAAGGTATTTAAGAAGACAAAGAGTAGTAGCAGAAAAAATATCTGGTGATCCTTTAAATTTAAAAGGTCAAACTATATTCAGGTCAACAGATTTATCTACAACTGCATCTGTTTCTGAGGTTGAAGTTTTATCAGGTATATCTGGAATATCCACATCTAAAAATTATTTTATTTTAGATTTATTTGTTGGATTTGATGATGAAGAATTTATAACAGGAACCTTTGATGTCACTGGTAAAACAAGATCAATTGAAAATGTTAGTAGTGGATCAAGTGTTATAACAGTTGACTCTACAGTTGGATTTGGAACAACTGGTACAATTACCTCTGGTCTTTCTACAAATATTACATACACTAATAAGACAGTCAATCAATTTTTAAATTGCTCTGGAATTCATGTTGATGGAATTCATTTAGGTGACGATATTAGTGAAAATGATAATATTTTTGGATATGAGAATGGAAATTTATCAAGTAAGTCTGAATTGAGAATAACAGGTGTTTTAAATAAATTTATTCCTGCTGAAACAAACAAACTATCTTTAGAAGGAGAAACAATAAATGTAAAGAGTATGGGTGAAATTATAAAAAACCCATCTTCTGATAAAAGTAAAAAAGAGATATTTGCTAATTCTTGGATATACAATACAGCATCTTCTTATGACATTAATGAATCTACTAGAGGGTCAATAAGTGAATTTAGATTAAAATCAAAAATAGATAAGTCTAGTTTGAAGAAGGGTGATACAGTTCAAATTTTAGAAAAAAAGAATGTTTCCTTTTCTTTGGGAAATGTTGTTGCCACTTCAAAAATACAAACTATAACAGTTGGTGGTAATGATAATAAAATAACATTAGAAGATCCATTTGATTTTAGTCCTTCAAAAAGATATGCAGTTCGAAGAATTCTTAAAAAGGCAGTAAGTGCTGCAGCACCAATTGAATTTGGTAATAATATTTTAACTTCAGACGTACAAAATGTTTATGATGAATCTGATGAAAACATATATGTAGCAAGTGGTTCATTACCATCACATACTATTTCAAGAAATATCTCTGAGATTGGGATTCCTTCTGTTATAGAAAATACTACTATACAAGGTTTTAATACACTAACCAAAAAATACTCAGTAATTTCATTTAGTTCAAATATTCCTTTTGTAACAGGAGATAAAATATATTATCAATCGTCAGATCCTCTAGTCGGATTAACACAAGGTTTTTATTATATTAAAAAAATTGGCGACAATAAAATAAAATTATTCCAAGCACCAGCTTTCATAAAGGCAAATGATTTTATTGAATTTGATGTTCCTACTAATACAAATAGATCACATACTTTTACGTTAGCAAGTCATTATGGTAAACAAATATCCACTCAAAAATTATTAAAAAAATATCCACTAAATGTTCAACAAAATTTAGGAAAAGGTTCAGAAACAGTCAGTGGTCCTGTTGGAATGTTAATAAATGGTGTTGAAATAGAAAATGGAAAATTTTCTGATGCAATATTTCATGGTGAGGTAGATAATTTTTCGGTTATTGGTTTTGGAACTGATTATGATATTATAAATCCACCTGTAATTGAGATTGAAAATGTATCAGCAGGATCAACCCAAGCACTTGTAAGTCCTATTTTGAGTGGGGACATAGAAGAAATTCAAGTTGATCAACAAAGTTTTGATATTGAAGATGTAGTTTCAATAAAATTAACAGGTGGTAATAGTGGGGAGGCAGTTCTTCAACCAGTTCTTCGAAAAAGAAATAGAGTTTTAGAATTTAGTGGTGTTACTAGTTTCTTTGGTGGTGGTATCGATACTTATTCAGAAACTGTAACCTTCTTCAATCCACATAATTTAAATAGCGGTCAAGTTTTAGTTTATGATAAAAATAAAAATACTCCATTAGGAATAGGAGTATTTAAAGGAAGTAATCTTTCTAATACTGAAAGTTTAGTTGACGGTGAGCAATATTGGCCGGAGGTTGTAGGATTATCTACAATCAGACTTTATAGAAATAAAAGTGATTATGTCAGTGGTATTAATACTATAGGATTTACTGAAATTGCTAAAAATGGAGTTCATAAATTTAGAATAAAAGAGGGAAAAAATACATTATCCAGTATAAGAATTATAAAATCTGGAAAACCATATGTTAATCAAAAAGTATTCGTAAATTCAAATATTGGAATATCTACTCACAAATCAACAATTACATTTGAAAATCATGGATTTTTAAGTGGAGAAGTAATAGACTACAAACCATCTGTAGGACTAGGAACAACAACACCTCAATCTATAACAGGACTATCTACATCTACTCAATACAAAGTAATTAAAATTGATGATAATGTTTTTAGAGTATGTGATGTTGGTGTTGGTGCGACTGACAATACTAATTTTATCTCCAAAAATTATGTTAATCTTAAGACAAAAGGAACAGGATATCAATTATTTAAATATCCAGATATAGAAATTTCAATTGATGCAATATATTCATTACCTACATCTGAAAAAATTAATTTAATACCTGTAATCAAAGGTAAAATTGTAGATGTTTCATTGTATCAAAAAGGAACTGGATATGGAAGCACTGACATTGTAAATTATGAAAATAAACCAAATATCTTAATTAAAAATGGAGTATCTAGACCTGGTAAAAATATTAATCCTTCACTGAATCCAATAATATCAAATGGAAAAATTATTGCTGTTAATATTCAAAGTGGTGGTGATGAATACTATTCAACTCCAGATTTAACTGTAATTGGTAATGGTGTTGGTGCATCATTAAGAGCAGTAATTGACAGGGATGAAAAATCTGCAACTTATCTAAAAATTATTAATGTAGTTATTTTAAATAATGGAATTGGATATGATTTCAATCAAACTAGTATTAGAGTAACTGAGAGAGGAAAAAATGCTGTATTTAATTCATCAATTAAAAAATTAAATTTAGTTGGTATTCAAACATCTAGTCCATATGATCAGAAATATCAAGATGTGTCGTTAATACCATCTGATAATCAATTAAAATATTCTATTGTTGGATATTCTACTCAGATAGGTCAAGATGAATTTAATGATATACCTGGTGAGCATTCTCCTATAATTGGATGGGCATATGATGGAAATCCAATATATGGACCTCGTGGATATAGTGATTCCTTTGATAACTCATCATCTATTAAAATATTAGAGACTGGATATAAAATACATTCTAATATTAAAGATAGAGAAAAATTAGATTTTGAACTTGGATTTTTTGTTGATGATTATACATATTCACCAACAACTTCAACTGATTTAGATGAACATAATGGTAGATACTGTCGAACACCAGATTATCCCAATGGAGTTTATGCTTACTTTGCAAGTATTAATTCAGTATCTCAAAAACCAGTATTTCCATATTTTATAGGTAAAACTTATAGATCAAATCCTAGTGTTGTAGACTCTCTTTCAACTATAACTCAATCTTTTGATTTTAATAATTCAAAATTAACTAGAAATACTTTCCCCTATAAAATGAGCGATTCTTCTGCTAATAATGATTTTATTGTAGAATCAAATGAAATATTGCCACAATCAACAAAAGTTACATCAGTTTCTCAGGGTTCTGTAGACAATCTTCAGATATTAGAATCTGGAGAAAATTATAAAGTAAGTGACAGTGTTATATTTGATAATAGTGGAACAGAGGGCACTGGAATAAGTGCTCGTGTTAGTAAGATTGATGGTAAATCAATATCAGAAATTAATACAAATTATGAATTGTTTGAAAACGTTACTTTTATAAGAAAAGATGATGAAACTGTATCAGTATTTGTTCCCGATACTCATCAATTTGAATTGGGAAATAATTTAATATTATCTGGTTTATCCACAGATATCAAATCTACATCTGGAGTTTCATTAATTGGAAATCATAGAGTATCTGCTATTTCAACTGAAAGTACCGTATTATATAAACAAATGTCATCAAATTCAGTTGCAGGTATAGTAACTGATATATTTGTGTATAAAACAGATGTTATATCAATTGGTAGTAGTATTGGAATTGGAACTGAAAAATTAATAGTTTTAAATAAATTTGACGATAGAAATATATTAAGAGTTCAAAGAGGTATAACAGGCACAGCACATACCTTATCATCAAAGGTCGATTTAATTCCTAGTTTCTTTGACATATCTTTTAAATCCAATTTCTTTAATTCTAAGGTTGATGATATTGTATACTTTAATCCTAGACAATCTATTGGTATTGCTACAACAGTTGGAATTACATCATCAATAACAGTATCTGTTGGAGATACTTCAAATTCAGTTTCTGTTCCAGCACAGAGCATTTATCTACCAAATCACCCATTTAAAACTGGACAACAAATTACCTTTAAGACAGATGGTAACAGTGTTCTTGAAGTTTCTAGAGATGGTTCAGTTGGACAATCTTTTAACATACCATTTTCAGGAACAAGTCAAACTTTATTTGCGATAAACAAATCTTCAAATTATATCGGAATAGTAACTCAAGTAGGTTTAATAACTTCAACTAATGGATTATTTTTCAGAACTAATGGTGACAATTATTTTAAATATAGATTCGAATCTAATTACAATAAAGTGATTGGAAACCTTGAACGAATAAATTCAAAAGTCACCTTAAGCACTTCACATACTTTAAGAGTAAATGATATTATTAGTTTAGATGTAGATTCTAATAGATCTGTTGGTATTGGAACTTCTAATGCTGTTAGAGTCAAATATAATTCATTGATTGATAGTTTACTTATAGATCAGATTGGATTTACTTCTGCTAGTATTAATATCTCCACTAATGTGTTAACGTTAAATTCGCATGGATTAGAAACAGGAGATAAAGTTTACTATGATGCAACTGATACAATTGCTAGTGGACTCAGTACAGGAGCATATTTTGTTTATAAATTAGACAGCAATAATATAAAATTATCAGAAACACTTTATAATTCTACCTCTGTTCCCCCAAATGTTGTAAACATAGTATCAATTGGTGGATCTGAACATCAGTTATCTTTAATTGATCCTCCAATAGAAGTACTAAGAAATAATAATTTAGTCTTTGATCTTTCAGACTCTTCATTAGCAGGATTTGATTTTAAAATATATGAAGATAATGATTTTAAAAATGATTTTGTTTCTACAGGAACAACTTCTATAAATGTAGTTACCACAACAGGAACTATTGGAGTTACTCCAACAGCATCCTTAACAATTAACTATACAGATGATAGTTTATTAAATTTATTTTATAATGTTGAGAAATCTGGATTTATAAGCACATCGGATTTTGATGTTCCAAATGCATTAGAAATATCATATGTTGATAGTAAGTATAATCAAGATTACTCAATAGTTGGAGTAGGAGAAACTACTTTTGACATTAGATTAGCAGAAAGACCAGAAATTTTAAAATATGATACAGATAATACCAATAAATTAAAATATTCTACATTATCAAAAAATGATATAGGTCCTATAAATCAAATTCAATTAGTGTCTGGTGGATTTGGATATAAATCAGTTCCTAAATTTGTTAGTGTTGCTTCAACTCAAGGTATCAGTGCTAAATTATTACCAGAATCTTCAGAATCTAATAAAATTACTGGTGTAGAAATATTAAATGTTGGATTTGAATACGCATCTGATAAGACTTTAAGACCAATAGCTAATTTATCACCAGCAATATCTTTAAAAGATTCTGATAAAGTTACTTCAGTTTTAGTTAAGAATGGTGGTGAAAATTATGTAAGTGAACCTGAATTAGTAATTCAAGACATTGATACAAAAGAAATTGTAAATAGTGGATCTTTAAAAGCAAATATTAGTCCAGCATCACAATCTATTACATCTGTAGATGTAGTTAATACACCCTTTGGTATAGGTAATTGTGAGGTCTTTACTAAGAATAATACAAGTGGAATACCAATTACAAATATAGCAATTGGATCAACAATTGTTACTAATAATATTGCTGGTATAGTTACTGTAACACTTGCTACTCCTATTTTAGGATTTTCAACTGCACCATTTGAAGCAGGAGATACAATCTTTGTGGAAAATGTGGAAAATGAATATGGAAATACTTTCAATTCTCCTGTTAATAAATTTGCGTTTTATCCAGTTGAAAGGGTAATTGGTGGTTTCAATCCTAACCCATTTAAATTAGAAATTAATATTTATGGAGTGGTTTCAAATCCTGGATTAGCAAAAACAATCCAAACTTTTGGATCTGTTATTAATTTCAAAAAATATCCAAAATTCATTGTTGTAACTGAATTATCTCAATTTATCATTGGAGAAAAACTTTCAGTATCAAGAAATAATGGAGAATTTAATAAAGTTGATTTAACCGTTGATAGAATATCAAACAATTATATAAAAGTTATAGGTAATTTTGATTTAAAACTCGATGACAAAATAAAAGGGATTTCCTCTGGAACGATAGGAACTATAAACACCATATTTGATAACAAAGGAGAATTTAAGGTTGATTTTTCATCTGAAAAATTACTTGGATGGGCAGATAATGTTGGTAAATTAAATCAAGATTATCAAGTTCTTCCTGATAACGATTATTATCAAACACTATCATACACGATTCAAAGTCCGATAGAATATCAAAAATTAGTAAGTCCTGTTAATAAGTTACTTCATACAACTGGTCTTAAGAATTTTGCTGATGTTGGAATTAGTTCCTTTGTTGGCGTTGGAAAAACTGCAGTCGTTGATTCATCAACAATTATTAGAGACTTAACAACAGAAAATAGAGTTGATGCGATTGATAATTTTGATTTAGTTCAAGATGTTGATGTTATAACAAATCCACTTAGATCAAAATTTATTACTTTTGAGAATAAACGTCTTGCTAATTTCTTTGAATGCTCTACAAATAGAGTTTTAACAATAGATGACATAAGTGGACTATTTAAAGAATCTACAAATAATGTTAGTACTGATGGAAATTTAACTCTTGTCAATTCATTTGATAGATTTTTAGTTCAAGCAAGAGTTCCATCCAGTGGAGCAGCATCTACAACAAATGTTCTTCAAGCAACTGAATTAATTACATCTATAGATTTTATTAATGAAGATGTGTATACTATTCAAAAAGGATCTATAGAAGGCGAATCTAAACTGGTTGATATCATTGGTAATGATATTGGAGCTGGTGCTTTTAGTTTAAAATTTACTCCAACAAATATTTTTGATAGTGATTTAGATATAAAAGTTTTACAACATACATTTTTACCTGGAATTGGAGTTGGCCAAACATCTATTGGATTTATTCAATTAGATGGCAAAAATGTGAATGTTTCTTCATCCACCACCTCCACTATCATATCATCCAATATTTCTAATATTGAATCTTATTTTGCAACAATAGATGTGAAAGATACTTTTAGTAATCAGAACAATATAATCGAACTTTATGTCACTCACGATGGTACAAATTCCTACATATCAAACTATTCTTTAGAAACAAATACTAATCTTTCAATAGGTACATTTACATCAGATCTTAACTCTAATATTTTATCTTTAAATTATGAAAACGATAGACCTAACCAAGTTTTACTTAATTCAAAAATTGTTGGTTTTGGTACAACATCAATCGGTATAGGAACATTTAGATTTAAATCACAAGCACAACCAAATGGATCTGAGAATTCTGCCAGATTGGAATCTAATTTTGTAAGTATTGCCTCCACTTCAGTAATAGCAGGATTTGCAACTTCAAGAGATACTACAGTTAAAAGTATTGTTAGAGTTTCAATAGGAAATACTAGTGCTCTACATCAAGTTTTAATGGCACATGATGGTGAAGATATTTTCATTACACAATATCCATTTATATCAATCGGAACAGATGCTGGAATTGGAACATTTTCATCAGAATACAACGGATCAAATTTAAATTTAAAATTCCATCCTGATGCATCATTCATTGGAGTTGGTAATTTACAGGTTCAATCTTATAGTGAAATTATTAACACGGGACTTGATTTATTAAATACGACACCAATTCTTGAATATGGCAAATCTCAAGAGTCTTTATCACTTTTACAATATGACGCAATTAATAGTGAAAGATCAAATTCTTTAGAGTTTGAATTAAAACATAATAATATTCCAATATTTGCTAGAAACTTCAATCCCCCAGATGATGTAAATTTAGCAACTGGTGAATTTACAATACAAAATAATTTCTTCAATGCAAATGAAAGATTAATATATGAACCAGGATCTTCAATAGATGGTGTGGGAATTTCATCACTAGTAATGTCAAACGGTAATCCATTACCAAGTGAAGTCTATGTAGTTTTGCCTTCAGGCACAACTAATTCAAATATATTCCAATTATCAACAACAAAGGCAGGAACTGCTGTTACATTTAATACAGTTGGATCTGGAAATAGACATAAGTTGGGAATGTTTAAAAAGAATGAAAAATCATTAATAACACTTGACAATGTAATACAATCTCCAATATCATTTACTCCAATAACAACTACATTATCTGGAAACGTTGGTGGTCAAGTATCAATATCAACCACAATATTATCTTTAGCAGGAATTACATCTGTAGTAATTGAAAATTTATTAAAAATAGATGATGAATTTGTAAGAGTTAATAATGTTGGTTTTGGTACAACTAATGTAGGACCAATAACAAATACTGGTGCATTAAAATTAGTTGATGTTTCTAGATCTATGGTTGGATCTTCAGCATCCACTCATTCCGATTCATCCACGGTTAGATTGTTTAGGGGTGGATATAATATTGTTGGTGAAAAACTATTCTTTACAGATCCACCTAGAGGAGCAGGAGTTAATACTAAAAATGATTCTAATAGAGAAAGACTTAGATCATCCTTCAGCGGAAGAGCATATCTGCAGCAAGACTATTCAGAAAATGCTGTTTTTGATGATGTTTCAGATCAATTTACTGGAATAGGAAAAACATTTAGAACTTCAATATCAGGAGTAAACACAACTGGTCTTAATACGGGAAGTAGTTTTGTTACTTTGAATGGTATATTTCAACCTCCAACTACACCTACAAACCCAAATAATAATTATGAGTTTATAGAATCAACAGGAATAACAAGTTTTGTATTTAGTGGAATTTCATCAACTGATGGATCGCAAATTATTAGTCTATCTGATGTAAATCAAAATCAACTACCAAGATCAGGACAAATAATATCAATCGGATATACTGGTGGATTGGGATTTGCTCCTTTAGCTGGTGCTGCTGTTACTGCAGTTATTGGTGCTGGAGGTTCAATTACCGCTGTCGGTATAGGAACTAGGGACTTTAATGGATCAGGATATCGTCCAGAATTAAGTGTGACTGGAAATGGTGTCATTAGTATCGGTATCACTGATAGTGTTGGATCTGGTGCTACAATTACAGCGACTGTCGGTGTTGGTGGAACATTAACATTTAATGTTGTTGGTGGTGGAAGTGGTTACTCTAGTCCTATAGTATTGGCACCATCTCCTACATATGAAAACTTACCTATTGTTGGAGTTTCTAGAATTGGTTTGGGTGCTACTACAGACACTGGAACAGGATTACTTTTAAATATTGATGTAGGGGGAAGTAATACTACTGGTATTGGTTCTACATTATTTGAAGTTAAGTCATTTGATATTACAAGATCTGGTTATGGATTCAGAAAAGGTGATGTGTTTAAACCAGTTGGATTGATTACAGATAAATCATTATCATCCCCCTTAAGTGAATTAGAATTTACTGTGAATGAAGTATTTACTGATTCATTCTGTTCTTGGAATGTAGGAGACTTTGATTATATTGATTCTATAGTAAGTCTTCAAGATGGAATTAGAACTAGATTCCCACTTAATTTTAAAGGAGAGTTGGTTTCATTTGAATCTAAGCCAAACTCAAATATTGATATGCAGGCTTTATTGTTAATATTTGTTAACGGTGTAATACAAAGTCCTGATGATGCTTACATATTTAATGGTGGAACATCTTTTGAATTTACAGAACCACCAGATGCTAAAGATAAAGTCACCATATTCTTCTATAAAGGTTTAAATAATGTTGATGTTACTTTTGTAGATGCCGACGAGTCAGTAAAAGTTGGAGATGAAATCCAATTATTAAAAAATGCAGATATATCTAACTTTGATCAAGAAAGAAGAGTTATAGCAGGTATAGTAACATCTGATTTAATTGAAACCAATTTATATTTTGGAGAGGGGATTAATTCTCAAGTATCTAAACCATTAAGATGGATAAAACAAAAAACTGATAAGTTTATCAACGGTGAATTAGTAACTAAAGTAAGACCTTTAATTGAACCATTAATATTTCCAGAATCTAAAATAATTAAAGATTTTTCAACAAGTGATCAGGATTTTTATCTTGATAGTATTGGAGTTGGAACTAATTCTTCTACAACACAATTCTTCTACGAAAATCCAACCAATATAGGTGTACTTGTTGTTGATGAGTCCATAACACCACAAGCAGCTAGTTTATCTGCTGTGGTTTCTATTGGAGGAACAGTTGAATCTATAACAGTAAATAATGGTGGTAAGGGGTATGTGGGAACAACTACATCTTTATCAGTTGGTATACCTACCACGGGTATTACTACTTTCATAAAGGGTGATGGAACAATTGGAATAGGATCAACAGCGACAGCAACAGGTAACATAACAAGTGGAATTATAACTTCAGTTACAATCACTAATCCAGGACTTGGATATACTAGTGCTTCTGTTCCTAGTATTATAGCACCCGTTCCAACAACACCATCTGAATTGATAACTGGATTCACTGGATCAAGTGGATTTAGTGGTATAGTTACTTCAATAAATGTATTGAGTAGTTCTACTATAAAATTCTTCTTAGAGAAAGAATCTGGAACATTTACTGGATTATCAAATGGAGATCCAATTTACATATTTGATACTGCAGTTGGAGCAGGTGTTACATCTGTTGTGACAGCAACAGGATCTCCTGTAGGAGTTGGAACTTCATTCTTTGACAATATATACTTGATTAGTTCATACAGCACTACTTCAAATACAGCAGAATTTGTTGCTGGTGTAAAAACAGATACCTCACTAACAGGTATTTCGACTAGTGGCATATCTGGTAGGTTCTCTTGGGGTAAATTAACTGGTGGAACTAGAAATCCAATAGTAGCAGATCGAATATCGGTTATTGTTTCTGGAAAAACTATAAACTCAGGTTTATCAACTTTCCCAACCATACAAAGGAGAAAATCTGGTATTAGAGATACTGGTGCACTGTCCGATAGGAGCAATCCTATATAAAGTCAAGTAAACCTAGTATAAATATAAGAAAAAAACTATAGAACATAAAAAATGTCGGCAATTGTAACAGATCAATTTAGAATTAATAACGCAGGTAATTTTTTAGGAGATGTAAATAATTCCGCAAATTCATATTATGTTTTTGTTGGATTATCAAACCCATCTGTTAATGGAGTACCAAATGCTTTTGGTAGAAATGAAAGTGACGCTAAATGGAATGATCAAACTACTAGAGAAAAACCTGTAGATAATATTAATTATTTGAATCATGTTAGGGATACCATGATTTTTGGTAAAAAAATTACCTCTGAGAATGTTAGAAGAGTAGTAAGAAAGATAACTTGGACTAAGGATACCACTTATGATATGTATCGACATGATTATAGTTCGGAAAATCAAGCACCTAATGGAAAAACATCAAGATTATATGATTCTAATTTTTATGTAATTAATAAAGATTTTAATGTTTATATCTGTATAGATAATGGATCATCTGGCATAAACACTACTGGTAATGCATCATTAAATGAACCAACTTTAACTGGATTGGAACCATTTAGAGCAACTGGTGCTACAGATGATGGGTATCTTTGGAAATACTTGTTTACAGTAGCACCAAGTGATATTATAAAATTTGATGCCACTGAATTTATCCCACTACCTAATGATTGGTCAACATCAACTGATGCTAATATTGCTAATGTAAGGGATAGTGGAAATTCTGATATTAATAATAACCAAATTAAAAAGGTATACATCGCAGATGGTGGAACAGCATACACAAACGCTGGTGCAGGTGGTATTGAGGTTAATATTATTGGTGATGGATCTGGAGGAAAGGCAATAGTTGAAGTTGGTACAAATACTAAAATTAACGATGTGCAGGTGTCAGTTGGTGGAAAGGGTTACACTTATGGAGTACTTGATCTTACTGATGTACAACCATCTTCAGGTGCTAATGCGAAATTGATTCCAATTATACCTCCAGCAAAAGGACATGGGTCTGATATTTACAAAGAATTGGGAGCAGATAGAGTTTTAGTTTATGCTAGATTTGATGATTCTACCAAAGATTTCCCAATAGATACAAAATTTGCTCAAATAGGTATTGTTAAAAACCCAACTTCTATAGGATCAACTCAAATATATGATCAAACCCAATATTCGTCGATTTCTTCTCTATATTTAAAAACATTCCCATCTTCTTCTGATGTGAAAATTGGAGATTTATTAGAACAAGATGTGAAGGACGATGGAGTTGTTATTGGAAAAGTAAAAGCTTATGTTACTTCATTTGATATCATATCTAATGATTCAAGTAATCCAATAGCAGTTATGAAATATTCTAGAGATAGATCACTGTATTTTAATCAATCTACAGGAGATCAGCAAGATCAAACGGGTATTAGTACTTCTGCAGGTTCTAATGGTCAAGTTTATGATTTTTCAGATTCACTTCCAGTTACAGGAACTGATGGATCATCAAGTTATACTGTTGGAATAAATAGTACCTTTAGTGGCATTACAACAAACCCAACAGGAACTAAAGTGATTGATTTAGGAGTAGAATTTAAAAATGGGTTATCTCAATCTGAGATAAATAATCAGTCAGGTGATATTATCTACCTAGATAATCGACAGTTGATCACTAGAGATAGTAGGCAAAAAGAAGACATCAAAGTTATACTGGAATTCTAAAACATGTCACAGAAAACAAATTTAAACATAAGTCCTTATTATGATGATTTTAATGATGGCAATAATTTCTACAGAGTCCTATTCAAACCAGGCAGACCTGTTCAAGCTAGAGAGTTAACTACTCTTCAGTCAATACTACAGAACCAAGTAAAATCCTTTGGAAGTCACGTTTTCAAGGAAGGATCAATGGTTCTGCCTGGTGGTGTTAATTATGATGACAGATATTATTCAGTAAAACTAGAATCAGAGCATTTAGGTCTTCCAATATCACTTTATCTTAGTAGTTTAAAAGGTAAAAAACTAAAAGGTCAAAATTCAGGTATAGAACTTTTAATTAATGACTGTAAGGTGCCAAGTGATTCACTTGATATTACAGATACTACAATTTTTGTAAAATATTTAACTGGAAACACTAATAATGAAATTGCTGATTTGGACGATGGTGAACCTTTAATAACTTTAGAAGATATAACTTATGGTAATACAACTATTAGCACAGGCGAAAGTGTAGCTACATTGATATCTACAAACGCTTCATCTGTTGGTAGTGCAGTAAAAATGAACGAAGGTGTATATTTTGTTAGAGGAACCTTTGTAAGCGTTCCTACAAGCACTATAATACTAGACCCATATTCAAATACACCATCTTATAGAGTTGGTTTGAATATTTTAGAGTCTATTATTTCAGCAAAAGATGATTCTTCACTATATGATAATGCGAAAGGATTTTCTAACTTTGCAGCACCAGGTGCTGATAGATTGAAAATAACAGCAACATTATCAAAAAAGGCTTTAACTGATACAAGTGATGTAAGTTTTGTAGAACTAATTAAAGTAAGAGAAGGAGAACTTAAAAAATTACAAGACTTTTCAGTCTACAACGAATTAGAAAAATATCTAGCTGCTAGAACTTTTGAAGAATCTGGAAACTATTCTTTGGATAATTTTGAAGTTAAAGTATCTGATTCTTTAGATACTGGACTTTCAAATGGAGGAATATTTAAATCAAATCAAGTTACTGAACAAGGAAATACTCCATCAGATGATTTGGGATGTGTTGAGATTAGTTCTGGAAAAGCGTATGTAAGAGGTTTTAGAATTAGTCAACCAGGAACTACAATCATAGATTTTGAAAAACCAAGAGATAAGGAAAAAGAAAAAGTAGCGTTAGTTCCATTTGATATGGGAACTACAATTAGAGTTAATAATGTATCAGGAACACCTGCTTTAGGAACTAATAGTTCAACACCTGGTAACGCAAACTCCAACGTGGTTTCACTTTTAAGTAGAAGAAAAACTTCTAGTAAGGCAAATGCTATTCCCACAGGAGCATATGAAATAGGAAAAGCAAGAGTATACTCATTTGGATTGAGAAATACACCATATATTGATAACTCTAGTCAGTGGAGTCTACATTTATTTGATGTTCAAACATATACTTTCATTACTTTAAATACATCTTTGACAGCAACAATCAGTTCATTTGTCAGAGGTGCTAGTAGTGGTGCTACAGGATTCATCAATTCATCCGTAACAAGTGCATCTGAAATTGTATTATCACAAACCTCTGGAACTTTTATTCCAAATGAAAAATTAATTATCAATGAATCTGAAGAATCATTTAGATCTATTATATCAGTTAGACAATATACTTTTGAAGATGTTAAGTCAGTTTATCAAGACTCTTTAATAAGTGGATTTAATCTTGATTTTAGTGCTGATACTGTATTAGAAAGAACTAGGATATCATCTTTACCAGAATCAAATACATGTATTATAAATGGAAGCACATTAGTTTCTCCAGGTAATGCATTTACTGGCATAAAAACTGATTCTATTGTACAATATCAAGTAGCAGGAAATTCTGATGTCACTTTTAATAGAGTAAGTTCTATTAGTAGTGATTTAAAAACCCTAACTTTATCTGCCACAACATTAGTTCCAGATGTAAATGTAGGAACTATTGGGGTAACTTCAACCACAGTTGCTCTGGCTTCTCCAGTTGTCGTAGATAAAGAGAATACTGGATTATATGCTAAATTAGGATTTGATAATATATGTGAGGTTGATTTAGGAAATGCCTCATTATCACTTTCTGCTCAAACAGCAAAAATTAATCTCTCACAAAACGCTACAACTCAACCAATTCCAGCTGGCATATCAAGTGCATTTTTCGATAATTTTGATACTCAAAAATATTCTTTAGTTTATGCTGATGGAACAGTTGAACCATTAACAAGAGATCAATTTAAATTAGTTGACGGATCATCTAAAGTTGAATTTTCAGGATTAACAGTGGGTGCTGGAAATACAGCTGTTCTTAATGTTACCTTAGAAAAAGTAGGTATTACAGAAAAAACTAAACAATTTGTAAGAAGTAATAAGATAGTTATTAATAAGACTAAGATTGGTGTTTCTACAAGTACAAATGGTTTAACTTTTAATCAATATTATGGTTTAAGAATAGAAGATAGAGAAATATCCCTAAATGTTCCTGATGTTGTTAATATAGTATCTGTATTAGAATCTAAAGACAGTAACGACCCAACTTTAGATACAATTACAACAGTATCTGGACTATCTTTAAATACTAATACTGTAGTTGGTGAAAAAATAATTGGTCAAGAAAGCGGAGCAGTAGCTCAATTGGTCACTAGAGTCAATGCTGAAAGTGTTGAAATTGCCTACTTTACAGATACACAGTTTACTTTAGGGGAACTAATAAGATTTGATGAATCAAATATTGAAACAACAGTTCAGGCAATTACTCTTGGTAATAACACAAATGTCACTGAAAAATATTCACTAGACAAAGGTCAAAGAGAACAATACTACGATTATTCAAGACTAGTTAGAAAACCAACTTTAAATGCTCCATCTAGAAGACTCTTAGTAATCTTTAATACATATGAAGTTCCATCTACAGACACTGGAGATGTATTTACAGTTAACTCTTATGATAAAGATCGATTCACCTCTGATGTTCCGATTTTAGATAATAATTTAAGAGTTTCGGACACACTTGATTTTAGACCTAGAGTAACATCTAATGTCAGTGCCTCTTCTTCCCCATTTGCTTTTACATCTAGAGATTTTTCTTCATCAGGAGCAACTTCTAGTCTTGTTGTATCTCCAGAGGGAAGTTCTAGACTTGGATATAGTTATTTCCTACCTAGAATTGATAAGTTAATTTTATCCCGTGGAAAAGATTATGAAGGTAGTTTTGCGGTAATAAAAGGAATATCATCTCTCAATCCAAAACCACCAGAACTAATTGATGGTGCGATGCATATAGCTACAATTAATCTTCCAGCATATCTTTATAATCCAGACGATGCTGAGATAAAATTGATTGATAATCGAAGATATACTATGAGAGATATTGGTAAGTTAGAAGATAGAATAGAAAATTTAGAAATTTTAACAAGTTTAAGTTTACTTGAAGTAGATACTAAAACTTTACAAGTTAAGGATGTAACAGGTGATAGATTTAAATCTGGATTTTTTGTAGATGATTTTAAAGATGCTGGAAGACTTGATTTAGATAACGATGATTGTAGAGTTAGTATTGATGCTGATAATCAGCAAATGATAGCTCCAGTAGATCAGTTTACAGTAAAACCTTTAATAGGTGTAGCAGAGAGTATTGATTTAAATTCTGCAGATTTTTCTCAAAATTTACTATTATTAGATTCAAACCTTCAAAAGACAGGAGATTTAATAACACTTAAATATTCCGAAATAAAATCGGATATTGGTAATCCACAAGCAAGTAGAGTTGAAAATATTAACCCATATGAGGTTGTTGTTCGTAGAGGTAGAGTATTACTAAATCCCTCACAAGATAACTGGACAAGAGTTGAGGAAATCGATGGTGGTGTTAGAACTATTTTTGGAGATCCTAGAAATACCTCAACTGAAAGAATATTGACATCCTCAAGACCAGATCCTTTCATAAGATCTAGAAACGTAGGATTCGATGCTTTCTCACTAACGCCAGGTGTTAGACATTATCCATACTTTGAAGGAAGAAGTGGTATTGATATTATTCCTAAGTTACTGGAAATTTCCATGGTTTCAGGAACATTTTCGATAGGTGAAACAGTTGTTGGTATAAACGAACAAGGTGATCAATTAATTTCATTTAGGGTAGCACAACCAAATCATAAAACAGGTGCTTATAATTCTGCTTCTACAGTATTTCAGAGTAATCCATATGATACTACATTAAGTTTAGGGTCATTTTATACAGAATCTGCAGTGGTATTAAACGTTGATATTGCGTCATTATGTGAAGATGCTCAAGGTCAATTCTCAGGTAGAGTTAGAACAAATTTAAGATTGATTGGTCAAACAAGTGGAGCAATTTCAACTATTAGTAATGTAAGATTGATACCAGATTCATTTGGTTCAGTTTACGGATCATTCTTCTTTAGAGAACCAAATACAACTCCACCACCACCTTTAAGATTTAGAAACGGAACGAAAACATTTAGATTAACCTCAGATGTTAATAATGCTAATCCATTACGTGGAGATGAAGGAATTGGTATAACTCGTGGGGATGCACAATATGTAACATTTGGAATTATTGATTCATTTACATCAACATTGGTTCGTCGTGTTCCACCACCTCGTCCACCAGGAGATCCTCTTTCACAGACATTTACTGTTGATGAGACTGGAATGTTTTTATCATCAATAGATTTATTCTTTGCTACTAAGGATGCTAATGTTCCTGTAACAGTTCAACTAAGAGAAGTTGAATTAGGAACTCCAACAAATCAGGTAGTTAGTGATTTTGCTGAAGTAAGTTTAGATCCAACTGAATTAGATTCCTCTGGTGAATCAATTATAAAAACGTCAGCAGACGCTTCATTACCAACAAGGGTTACTTTCCCATCTCCAGTATACTTAGAACCTAACAGAGAGTATGCTATCGTCCTCTTAGCACCAGCAACAATAGAGTATAAGATGTGGATTGCTCAAATGGGTGAGGAAACAATCGAAACTCAAACACTTGGAGTCGATCAAGGATCAAAGAGTATTGTAACTAAACAATATCTTGGAGGAAGTTTATTCAAATCTCAGAATGGAACTATATGGACAGCTACTCAAACTCAAGATTTGAAATTTAGTCTTTATAAGTGTTCTTTTGTAACCACTCCTGGTTCTCTTACAATGTTTAACTCTGATTTGACAACAAACGATAAAATCAATTCAAAGTTACAAGATAATTCATTAAAGACTTATCCAAGAAAATTAAGAGTTGGTGTTGATACAACTACTGCTTTAAGCAGTACTATATCAGTGGGAACAAAAGTTTCAGCGTCTAACGTTTCTCCATATACAAACTCCACAGATGCAAAAGGATTTGTAGAAAAAATTGGAGGACCAATAAATGGTGATGCTGGTAGATCTATAACTGGTTTTGGAACTGGATATTCTGGTGGTCCATATTCAAATGTGAACTTATATTCAATAACAGGTGATGGTACAGGAGCAACAGGAAATATCCAGACATCTGGAGGAGAAATAGCAAGTGTAGCGATTGCTGCAACTGGTAATGGTTATGTTGTAGGTGATGTTTTAGGAATCACTACAGCAGAAGTAGGAAATGCGGGAAGTGGTGCTGAAATAACAGTGACTGGAGTATTTGGAATGGACACTCTATATCTAACGAATGTTCAAGGTGAAAAAATTAATAATGGTAGAAAATTAGTATACTATACTGATGTTACTTCAGGAACAATCGCCAATTCTACGGTGGATGTAAGAGGTGATTCTATAGTCAATGGTAGTCTTTATGAAGGAAATGTTTTAGAGGTTAATAGTTCTAACCACTCCATGAATTCTATTCAAAATGTTGTACAAATTGATGGTGTAAAACCAGATACTACTCCTATTTTACTAACAGAAAATATTACTTCAACGGATACTACTATTTCTGTTGCGAGTACAACACCATTTGCTACTTTTGAAGGAATATCAACCAGTACTGGTTATGTTCAAGTTGGAAGAGAAATTATTTACTATAATGGAATTGGCATTGGAAACTTATCTGTTGGTCAAAGAGGATTTGGTGGATCTCCAAAAGATTCTCACTTTATCAATGATCAAGCGATAAAGTATGAATTTAATGGAATATCATTGACTGGTATTAATACAACTCATAATTTACCAACTAGTGCGACACTACAATCAAAGAAAACTAGTGATAGTTATTTGTTAGAAATTAACAGAGGGGCAGGAAGATCTAACTTACAGAATAGATCAATTGGTATAAATCAAATTAGTTTTGCTGATGAAAAGATTGGTGGAGAAAATCGAATAGTGGGTACTCAAAATTTCCAATATGACTCTTTTATTCCATC